TCGCCGTCGTACAGCGCGAACAGCGTTTCGTCCACCTCGCCGGACGCGTAGTCCTGCTGGAAGGTGACCACGAACGAGTCGTCCTTGAGACCCGCGACGCGCTCGCGGCCCTGACCACTGAAGTTGGTCGTCTCAACCTCGTCCTTGACGAAGTTGATCTCGACGCTACTTGCGTGGTCCGACAGGTTCACACCATTGATGATCACCTGGCAGTCGCGCAGTACTTGCTTCGCCATGATCAATTACCTTTCTCAAGGCCCGACACGGGCTGATCGTCCTGCTCGGTCCACGGCTCGACATGGTGACTGCGCCGTAGTGCCTCGTACTGCCCGTCCGTCAGAGTCATGACCACACGTCCGCCGGGGGCGACGCCGCCGACTTCCCTGGGCCCGGTCACGCGGAGCGTGCGTTCAGTGGGTTGCTCGGGCCCCGCCTTGACCGGCACAACCGGGTTGGGCGGGAAGTCACCGGACGCCGGGGGCTCCGGCGCCTTCTTCTTCGCCGGAGCAGCGGGCCGGTCCTGGATCTTAGGGGCTTCCGCCGGGCCGGACGACCGGCGCTGACGCGCTGGTGTCATCGCTCGACCACCGCCATGGTCACGTCGGTCTGCTCGTCCGTGGTGATCGTCACCACACGGGTCGTCGGGTCCTGCATTTCCTTGATGAGCGGAATCCACCGCTCGGTGACCGTGGTCGACCCGTCGGCCAGGGTGTAAGCCTTGTCCTCGTGCGCCACGCCGAACGCGTCGGTTCCGGGCGTGATCACGGTCACGGTGCAGACGGCCGCGTTGGCATTGCGGTAGACCGCGAACACGTTCGGCGCCGGAGCCATGGTGTCCGACGCGGTAACAGCAGTGAAGGTCGGAGCCGCGCCGGTCGCTACTGACAGGGTCTGCTTCGTACGGAGAGACATATTGGATCACTCACTTCCCGGATGTGCGGACCATCAGCCGCACGATCGCGCCGACATGATCGATACGGGCTGTCTGGAACTTCCCGCCGTACTCCCGGACGCCCGAGCAGTGGGCATCGTCCACACCGTCGAGGCCGAGATTCGGGTTCTCGCGGAACACCCGTCGGAGCGACCGGTCCCCCGCCGGACTGAGGTACTGGTCGAGTGCACCCTGCGCGACAGACGACTCAGTCCGGGCCACCAGCACATAGAGATCAAAGTTCCAGGTGGCGTCATTGCCGAACGAGATGTTGAAATCGGCCGTGTCGCGGGCAGGCATTACGACCATGGCCGGTACCTGGATGACGTCGGCCACGTCGTTGAAGCCGCGCAGTCCCGGAATGCTGGTCTGCACCGTGTCGTCTATCGCCTGCCTGATCTCTCCGAGTGTCGGCATGGGATCACCCGACCAAGATGCGGTCGACGACGTACCGGCTGAGCTTGTTCTGTGCCATGAGGTTGTCCTTGACCCGGATGGTGCCCCACTGGTCCGATCCGGCGACGCCGAACGGGGAGTCCTTGAGCTGGAAGGTGGCTCCGGCCATGATCAGGCAGGACTGCTTGACCGGCGCCGGTACGGCGTTCCAGCCCCATGGCGCCGTGGCTCGCATACGACCGCCGCGCCGGAGCCGTGCCGAACCGCCAGCTCGCATTTTGATCTTGTTGTACGGCCATCCGGACTGGCCGGACACGACGCCGTTGAGCGGGTGCAGTTCGTAGTCGGCCGCAGTCCACACGGTGTCGTACGCGCCGGTGTCCCCGGTAGATTCGATCACCAGTCCGGCGGTCGTGTAGAAGTCATCGACGATCACGTAGGTCGAGTTCAAGATCGGAAACTCTCGCGCCGTGGCCGCCGTCGCCTTGTTGAACTGGCGGTTGCAGAACTGTTCGATCTCTTCCGACACGGACTCCAGGGCCTGAGTCAGAGACGAGTTGAAACGATCATCTTCCTGCATAGAGAGGTAGACACGAAGATCGTCAAGGTCCGCGTACGGGTCTCCGATGGCTCCCACTGTCTACCTCCTATCAGTCCGGTACAGGGCCTCTGACCAGGCAAAACTCTTTTGATCTTACCCTTGGCCCACGGGGGTCCGGAACCCAAACGATCTCGTTAGGCGGACACCTGGAGCTTTTTTGTAGCAAATCAGGGTGGTACAAAGACAGGCCCTGAACGCCTGCATATCAATGCGCCGGAGCGCGCTGATATGCATGTGATCACGTCTTGCGGGGGCCGCGCCGGGGTGTTGAAGCGGTCTTCCGGGGAGCTGACTCGGACGTCAAGCCGGAAGGCTTCGGCTCCGCCTTGACCTCAGGCGTCGGTTCTACCCCGGGTTCCGAGGCTGCCTTGACAGGCTCGGGCTTGGTTTCAGGCTCAGGTGCCTGCCGGGTCGTCTCGACGTCGTAGTGAACGCCGATCTCCTCGAACATGGACTCGTGGCCGTTGAGCAGCGGATGCCCTTCGCGAACCCGGGTGATGCCCTGCTTAAGAACGACGCTGTTTCCGTCACCCAGTTTGATCAAGGCGTTGGACTTCGCTACGTAGATCTTTCCGGCCATATCTCCTCCTCTTGTCGGCCGGTGAAACCGGGGCCCGGAAATCCGGGCCCCGGGATCATCACGGAGAGTCGAGAAGCCGGAAGGCGTTCGGGTCGAGAACCTTCGACCCGTTCCGCCAAACGGCGTAGAGACCGCGCTGACCAGAAGGGCGGTTGTTCGAGGTGTGGAACAGGTGCGGGATCAGCTCAACGCTCATGCCGATCCGGTCCACGATGAGGAACTTCTTGAAGTCCCCGAGCAGGAGGACATTCTCGGTCGTGGCGAGTGCACCATCCATGGTGGATGCCTCGTACACCGGATAGTCCACCAGACGCGAGGGACGGCCTTCCGCGAGACGGGCCCACAGTTCACCGCCGCCGGAGGTGTCGATCTGCCGGATGGCGTTGTACACGGCCTTGTTGCCGAGCCACGACGCATTGGGCACGTGACGCGGGGGGAGTGCGTCCACGGGCTTGAAGACGTCGGCCACAGTGATGGCGTCAGCAGCGGTCAGGCTGACCACACTGCCACCGACGGCCGCGACACCCGTGACGACGCCCTCGGGGTTCGGCGGAGTGCCGTTGCCGATGATGAACGCCGTGGCCTCTTCGGTGTCCTTGGCTTCGGCGAACATGGTCGCCAGCTCGCCGCGCATCTGCGACCAGTCCTGGTCGATCTCGAAGCTGAACGGGACGAAGCCCTGCACGCGAGACGGCGTGACGGTCGGCTGTGCAATCGTCGGCGCGTTGTCTCCGGCTTCAGCCGCTTCCGCCGCACGGGACACGGTGATCCCGGCCGACGTGACGCCCTGCCACTGCTTGCCCACGATCTGGACCACGCGGGCGATCTGCCGGATCGGGTTGACCACTCCGGCGTCCGTGAGGATCACGGAGGGGTCCAGGTTGAACGGGACCGCGAAACCGCCGGTCGTGGTCGCGCCGACGGCCAGCGCCGCACGCTCTTCGTTCGAGAGACCGTTCAGGGATCCCGCGAGGGCCGCCTTGCCGAACGCCCGGTCGTACACCGCAGAGCCGGTCTGGAGGATGCCGCGCGCGAGGGTGCCGTCCTTGTCGTCCACCCGGCGAAGCAGCCGTTCGATGTGGCCGCGCGTGGCGTCCTCGTCGTTGACCGAGTCGTAGTGGTTCATCTCGACGGCGCGGAGAGCGTTGTCCCGCATGGCGCGGGTCAGGTCGTCCACGTTGCGCGCATCGCGGCGCAGGGCCGTGATGTCGTAGATGTTCTCTGCGGTGCGCTTCTTGATCACGTTGGGCGGGGAGAACGGCGTGCCGTCCTCGGTTGAGCTGGAACCCGCCAGGGCCGCGAGACGCTGGGCACGCGCGTTGGCCGCCGCGATGCTCGCGGTGTGCTCCTCGTACTCCGCGCTGATCGAGTCCCACTCGGTCTGCCGCTCCTCAGGGAGGACCGCGCCGTTGTACTCCGCGTCGAGTTCCTGGAGCCGGGTCCGGATCTCTGCCTGGCGCTGCTCGCGCTCAGACACCGTCATGGTCAGCTCGTCCATACGAGCACTCCTTTGAACTGCCTCTGCCTTCGGGGGAGTTGGAGTGCTTACGCGGCTCCGAGGTACTGCGGGAGCGGCGGCTGCGGCCTTGGCCGGAGTGCCCTGCGCCGGAACGACCGGCGGGGTGGTCGTGCTCTTCTTCTCGTCGTCCGGGATAGAGATCCCGAACTTCTTCGCAGCGGCCTTGATCTTGTCCTTGATGGGACCAAGGTGCTCCGGGGAGTACTTGCCCGCGTTGTCCGGCTGGTTGATGTAGGACCATGCTGCCTGAACATGATCCTTCGAGTCCAGCGGGTAGCGCTTCTTCTTGTCTTTCTGGTATCCGGGGTCAGCATACGGCACGTCACCGTAGGGCTTCGCCGGATCGGCCGCGCGAACCCATTCCACAGCCTCATCCGGGGTGTACCCGGACCCGAGCAGGGCGGTCAGGTAATCGGTGTGGGACCGGACGTCGTCCAGGGGGGTCTCCACCGGGGGCATGACCTCTGTTACCTGGTCCTCGGTGTACCCGGCGTCCACCAGGGCTATGACCACCTGGGACCGGGCGGTAAGAAGCGCGCACGCTCCGACACATCCGCAACCTTCACAGTGGCAGTACACCCCACGGGCGCACTCACAGTTTTCGGACCGGCCGGGCTCGTTGTCCACCTTGGCCAGCGCCCGCGCTGCTGCCACCGTTTCGCGCGTCTCTCGTGCCGACCTGAGCGCCGTCTCGAACTCTTCCGGCCGCCGCCGCTTGAGCGCCTCGTAGTACTCATCGGTGGTCGACCGCAGACCGGCCGAGGATTGAGAGTTGGCCGGAAACATGGTCGGCCCGAACTCCATGACCTTGACTTCCTTCACGGTCCGCTCGGGGATCCCGTTCGGGTTGGAGCTGGAGCGCTCGGGCTCTTCGATCCACTCGTCCTGTAGGACCCGGAAGCGGAACGACGATCCGTACGCACCAGCTTCCAGCGCGGGCCGGAGGTCGCGCACGTAGGACGTGTCAAGCAGCGGCACCTCGTACCGAGCGCCGTGGCCGTCCTCTTCCAGGACCCGGGGCACACCGAGGGGCTTGTCAGCCACTTGCGGGTCATGGCCGTGTTCGAGGAGAACCTTGATCTTCTCGCCCGCGTTCTTCCGGGCCGCGTCGTCGTTGAAGGTCTTCTTGAACGCGCCGGACGCGATGCGCTCAAGGAACCGGCCCTCGAACTGCGAGTTGATCTCGTACCAATTGCCGAACGCCGAGAAGTGGCCTTCCATCACGTGGACGTCCGGGCCACCGTCCTTCTCCGCGCGTTCCAGGCGTACCTCGCCGAGATCCGACTGTGTACGGCATACCGGAACCGGAAGCCTGACAGGAGGACCCTCGATCGTCTCGATTTGATCGGTCATGCTGCGCCCCCCTTCGGGGCCTGCTCGGACTGCGGGTCCTTGGATGACGGTAGCTGATCGGCTTTCTTCTCCGATCCCGGGGGTTTGATGTTCTTTCTATGGATCTTGATGTTGTCGGCCGCCCAGACGAATCGGTCCATGTCTCCGTGATCTTTCTTACTGGTCACAGGACCACCTCTACGTCGTATCCGTCATCGGTGACGGCCGTCACCCGGTACGTCGTTCCGGGTGGCAGGATCCATTCGTCTTCGTTCCCGTGAGAATAGACCGAATAGACTTCCAGCACTTGAGTGCCCTTCGGCATCGTGATGTTCAGGGTGTCCCCCTTGGACCCTTCCCCGCGCATCATCGGAGCCATGGCGAAGAGATCCGCTATCGCTTCGTCCGTGGTGCTACTGGTGAAACCGCGATCATCGAACTCGTCTCCGACGTTCATGTCCGGGAGCTTGTTGCCACCCCGGAGAACGGTCGTATCTTCGGCCAGAGGTTTTTGGATATTGATCAAGTCATTCAGTGCGCGGGCCGACTCCCTCTCCCCCTCCTCCGTCATGCCCTTCACCGGCCTGCCCTTCCGCAGGTAGGCGTTCACGGTCGGGGCATCTATGTAGTCCTCCAGCGCCTGAAGCTGCTCTTCTTCGGTGTAGTCGGCAGAGCCGAGAGAACCGCCACGAGGCGGACCCAGTTGACGCAGACCACCACGGCCCCGGTTCCCGGGGTGGAGTTTGTGGTACCCGGGGTCCCCCAGACTGCCGTGCCGTTCACTGGCCCTGCCCGGTGCTTTTGGGGTGTCGTCATCACCCGGCGGGAGTTCCTTCGGCTCTTCTCCGGGCGGAAGCTCCGGAGCACTGCCGTCAGGAGGTGTCTCCCCGTCGGGTGTCTCACCCGGAGCGAGCAACTGCACCGAAACCAGGCCGGTGTGCTGGAGCAGCGTGACGTCACCGGCCGCCACAGCCTTCACAGACGATTCCGGAGTGAAACCACCCTGCACGAACTTGATCACGGATGCCGAGTTTTCCGCCATGATTTTGGCAGCTTCTAGCTGATCAGTGCGCAGGAACGCGATGTCCCGGTCGTCGTACCACAGACGTACGGACCGGCTCGACGTAGGCATAGGAGTGATCGACTGGTAGGCAGCGGATACCGACTGCCACAAGGACCGGAGAGTCTTGTCCGCGAAAGATTCTTTCGCGCTCTTGTAGTTGCCCGAGTTGAGGCTCGACCCCTGCATGCCCTCGGAGAACCCGACCACCACGGACGGCACTCCGGCGGCGGCAGCGATACGTGTTTCTCCGCTTCCCTGCACCGACTTGAAGTCCATCTGAATCATGTTCGCGCCGACGATACTGACGTCCGTGCCGCCACCGAGGTACATCGTTTTGTAGGCGTTTTCGATGCCCCCGTTGGACGCCTCGAAGGCTTCCATCAGCTCTAGGAACTGGGCTTTGGTAACGGTGTCCTTGACGGACACTGCCAGCTTGGGGGTGGCCGCGTTCGATACAAACTTGGCCTTGTGATCGGTGTACGCCTTGTCAGCCTGAATCTCCCGGAGCACCGGCGTCAGCCACGACATGCCCCGGTACTGCGCTTCCGGGTCCGGGATGGGAGACCAGTGCGCCATTTCCTCGGGGAAGTAGATCTTCGGGGCACCGTTGTTGATGCCGCCGGGGTAATACGCGTACCCGACCACATCGGATTCAACGGCCTGGTCCGGCGGGGCGCTCAGCAAGATCTGTACCCAGTCCGGCCGGAGCCGTCGGAGCCGGTCCTTCTCACGCACCACGTAGTGATTCCCGGAGAGATCTGCGTCCTGAATCGCACGGGACAGAAGTTCACCGGTCGTGCCGTTCGGCCATGGGTTCTCCAGCAATGCCAGCGACGCCGATCCGAAAAGATCGCCCGGCCGTCCGTTCGTGATCCGCTGGAACTGGAACCGAGCCTGTGAGAACACCGATCGCCGTGCCTCCATACACGCGAACACGATGCCGTTGCTCTTGTACAGGCCGTGGATGTAGCCGAGAAAAGAATTCTCGATCGATTCGGTATCGTTCGAAGTGGTAGTGCCGGACAGCAGATAGCCGAGACCCTGGTAGGTCATTTGCTCGTACCATTCGGCCATGGAGATGACCGGGTCCCCGCGCTCTTCCGGCCGTCCGAGAAGGGACCGCCATAGCTTAGCCATCAGGCTTGTCCTCCTCGCGTTCGTCCACCAGTAGCGGCACGCCGATCAGGACCGAGAGACCAGTACCGAAGAGAGCCCACGGTCCGAAGATCCAGGTGAGTCCCGTCGCGATCATAGCAACCGAAATCAGAACGAAGATCAGGGCTTCACGATGAGTCACCTCGTCACCACCCACGGGGCAGTCGGCTCATGGTCACTCGATTTGGTCTGGAAGCCCCATACCGCGAGTGTGGCTGCGACAAGCGGAGAAATGTCGGTCGTGGTGTTCTTGCGGTCCCATGCCCACAGTTCTGCGAGATCGCGCTTCGCCGCGCCGGAAACCGCAAGCGTCATGGGCAACTGATCCCGGTGCGCGAGTAGCTGGGGCTGACCATTCGTAGTCATGATCGCGGAACCGAACCACCCGCACGCTTGCGCGTAATCCCGCGCCGTAGGGCATGTGACTTCCATGCCGCGCCGCTTCATCACACTGCCGTCCTTCTCAAGATCCTTGATCAGTGAACCCGCCTGACTGGCCCTGTCGATCACGATGGCACACGGATTCCAGCGTTCGATCAGCTCCTCCACACGGGCCACCACCCATCGGTCGCCCGGCCGGTGGTCCAGCTCGTCAGCGCCGGTGATCTCGATATGCGCGAGGCCGTCCTGGTTGATACCGGCCACCACGATGCATGCATACCGCCGGTCCGGCGTCATGTCGATGGCGAAAGCGACCGGCGCGACCGGCGACGAGGTGGGATCCGCGCAGGTTTTCCAGGCCGCTTCGCTGATCACAAGCCACGCGTCATCTTCCACCGGCCAGTCACCGAGACCGAGGCGCTCCCGGTCGAATTCCTCGGGGTCCATCTGCCGCTTCTCGGCCTCGATGTGCTCGAAGGACTGCTGTGCATCGTTCACACCGCCGATCCGGATACCCCATCCCGGATTGGCTTTGGCGTACGAGCGGATGAGTCGGTTGGTCTTCCGGATGATCTCTTCCTCAGTCATTCCGGGCCGGACCTTGAAACGCTTCTGGTCGTGCTCCTCGCAATTCTCGGGGCAGAACTGTGAGCACTCCTCCGCCGACCATTCCAGAAACGACACACGAGGTTCGCCGCGCATGCCGCGCCTCCGCAGCCTGCCGAGCGCGGTCGAGTGCTTCATACCGGCAGATCCCGCGTAGATCACCTGCGGGTTAGGAACAGCGGACAGGGTCGGGAGAATCGCGCCGACCGTGACGCCGCTGAGGATCATCGCTTCATTGAAGATCAGACAGTCGCACGTCCAGCCACGGCCGCCGCCCTCGGTGCGCGTACGGAAGCGCAACTCGCGCTTGACCCCGTCCCGGATGATCTCGAAACCTTCCTTGCCGTGGCTCCGGCTGACGCTGCCCTTGTGAGTGACGAGAAACCGGTCGAGATCCGGCGATGCCATGATCAGTTCTTCCACCCGCTGGAAGTGCCTCAGCGATGTGTCGAACAGGTGCGCCGAGTGGATGATCAGCTCGTCGTCTTCCGCGAGAAACAGGCCGAACAGCTCACGCGCTTCGAGGACTACGTCCTTGCCGTTCTGACGTCCGGCGATCAGCCCGAACTCCTTGGAAGCCCACCGGCCGTCATCCTGTACGCCAAGCAGCTCATCAAGCGCGAGGGCTTCCCACGGGTCCATGGTGAGGCCCGCCATTTCGGCAAGTTCGACAGCTTCCCGACCACGCGTACTGATCTTGGGCGGAACACAGTAGACCCGGGGCGTCTGGTCCCCCATCTCGGGAAGAACGAGCCTCGGATCCCACGGGCTGATGTGATCAAGAAGAGCCATTACTGAACGCGCCTGCCCCGCCGACGGCCGTTGCCGTCACGACGGGGTGCGCCCATGGATCCGGGCCGCCGAGCCGCCAGCTCGTCATACGCGGAAGCCGTGGCCGGATGCTCCGGCGCCTTCGAGGCGTCCACCTCTTCGATTCCCTGCGCCTTCATGATCTGCTTAACGAGCGACGAGGCCACCTCGACCGACCGGTTGTCGCCGTTGCTGGCCTTGACCCATACACCGGCCAGCAACCGGGAAAGCCGGGCCATGCTGAGCGATCGACTGGCCGCCGGAGACAGAGCGTCGACCGGATTCTCAGTGAGCGCCTGCTCGATATCTCCGATGGCTTCTGCTCGGTCGGCGTAACCGCATTCCGTGGCGATCGACTCCCAGTCGACTCCCGCCAGAGCGAAGCCGAGGGCGCGTTTCCGGCGCCGCTGAAGCGCTTCAGTCTCCATCGCGCATCACCCCTTTGGTCCGTTCACGGTACGCGATGGCACGCTGGTTCTCGTCTGCCTCGCTGCCACACTTGGTCATCGCGGCACGCATGTAGGCGACCAACGAGATCCGCTCTGCATCGCAGGTGTCGCAGAACCGTGTCCGGCGCGCACCGCACGCACAGATGATCGCAGTATTCCCGTGCCACTGGTGCGCGTCCATGAGGATCAAATCGCCGTCCTGGAGATCGACGCCTACCCGGTACTCCGGAAACACGAACCGGCCGCCGGTGTACGAACCGCGCCGGATGACCCCGAGCGTGCTGAATCCCTTGTCAAGGTCGCCTTTGTCGGTGTGCACACCGGTCGGGTAGGTGTTGTTCACGGTGATGGTGGTGAACGGCGTACCGGGTACCACCCAATCCTGATGCGTGGCGTTGATCTCTTCCATCTGCGCCTCGTACCGGTCCGGAACGTACTGATGCAGCTTCACGGCGATCTGTTGGAGCATCGGCTGCAACAGTTCCCACTCCGGCAGGTGCTTGCCGGTCCAGGCGGTGAGTCGGCAGTACGGGAACCTACGGCTCTCGTCCATGACCCCGAGGATATTGCTGGACACCCTCATGGCCCGGTTCTGCTTACCGACCACGGTCAGTTTCTTGGAGCCGCTGGCCATGGCCCGGTTGTCGGTCAGCTCGCCCCGGAAGGAGTGCAGTACGGCGTACTGTTCCGCGCTCACATGGTCCTTCAGAACCCCGGGGAGATAGACGCAGAGCAGCTTGCCGTCCGGCATGTAGACCCGGCTCGGGCCGGTAAGCAGGACGTTGAATGCATCGTCCCCGACCACCCGGCCGATCTTGGTATCCAGCTCTTCTGTGGACACCCGGGACCTGACCCTGACACTGATCATCGGTGCTTCACCTCGACGACCGGAAGTTCCCACTTCCGCCGGACCGGCGCCGTGAACGGTTCACCGAGCAGGGCGTCTTGGATGACTGCCTCGTCGCCGGTCCGGGGTTCTTCCATGGTGTTCTTGCCGGTGCGGTCCGGCAAGAGGCCGTTCCGGTAGGTGCGATGGGTGCAGCCCTGACACGGTGCGTAGTCCCGTCTGCCCGCGTACAACCGGCGCCGTGCCGCCTGGAACTCTTCGCCCTGCCACAGACCGGACAGCCGGATCCGCTTTACCGAACCGATCTTGTAGACACCTCGCCAGTCGTTGCAGCACAGGGCCACGTTGCCGTCCCACCGGACGCTGATCTCCCGGAAGGGAAGCGCGCACCGCTCACCGTTCCTCCGGTCGTCCAGCTCCCCCGCTGAACCAGCATGGTTGGACAGATGACTGTGGTTGCCGGTGTTCGCCTGACTGATGTCCTGGACGAGTACGAGGCGCCGTTCAGCGCCACGCGGCCGTCGGTGCGGGTTTCCTGCCGGGCCCCCCTGCGGGTACCGGTGCACCGTGACGCCGGGCAGGACGGTACTCAGGACCGCTTCCTCCGCCCGGTAGGGCCGGTAGTTGTCGACCGCGATGGTGTTCGCCCCGGCATCGAACAAGTCGGCCACGGCGGAGCGCCACCGGTCCAGCAACGGAATGCCGTTGGTCGTAACGAGCACCGGCCACGGACCGCGTTCGCGAAACGCAGAGACAAGCCTGGGAAGATCCTCGTTCATGGTGGGTTCGCCGTGCATGGCGAACTCGATGCGGGGATTCCACCCGGCGTCGGCGATGTCATCGGCGATCATGTCCGCCGTGTCCGGCGTCATGTACTTGTACGGGCCGCTGAGGTTGTCCCGGTCACCACTCTCGCGGATACCCCGGATGCCGCAGAAACCGCACCTGAGGTTGCAGCCCTCGGTCGCCTCGACCTGGACACTGTTGGGCGGATCTTGGGTGACTTGCGTGCGGGTCATACCCACTCCTTGATCATGCGCTCCGCGATCATCTGTGCGTCGTGATCCCACAGGACGGGCCGGACGTCGTTGCCAGCGAGCAGCGGGCCCTTCAGCAGCTCGACCAGATCCTCCGCGTTGGCCACCGGGTGCGCATACGGAGCCATCTCGTCGAGC